CCGCCGCGCAATTACGAGGCGCAGGTGCGCGAGAGCTTTTTGTCCAACCCGGTGGCATCGCGGGCAATCCGGCTTGTCGCCGAGGGGGCGGGCGGCGCGCCTTTGGTATCGAACCCGCCCGGCCACCCGGCGCTGGCGATGCTGGCAAGTGCCGGCTTCGGCGCGTCGGGGCCGGGGCTCCTCGAAACGCTGGCGGCGCAATTGCTGCTGCACGGCAATGCCTATGTCGAGGTGGCGGCTGGCCCCGATGGCCTGCCCGCCGCGCTGTTCGCGCTGCGCCCGGAACGGGTGACGGTGGAATCCGACAGGCGTGGCTGGCCGACGGGGTATCTTTATCGCGCCGGGGACATGCTCAGCCGCTACCCGGCCGAAACGCAGGGGGATTGCGCCGGGCTGCTGCATATCCGCAGCTTTCATCCGCTCGACGATCATTATGGCGCCGGCTGCCTGAATGCCGCGTCGGGGGCGGTTGCTGTCCATAATGCGGCGGCTAACTGGAACCGCTCGCTGCTTGATAATGCGGCGCGGCCGTCTGGCGCGCTGATCTATCAGCCCGGCGACGGCTCGGCGTTGAGCGGTGACCAGTTCGACCGGTTGAAAGCCGAAATGGAAGCGGCGTTCAGCGGCGCTGCCAATGCCGGGCGGCCGATGCTGCTCGATGGTGGGTTGAGCTGGCAACCGCTCAGTCTGACCCCGGCGGAAATGGATTTTGCCCGGGCGCGCGATACCGCGGCGCGTGAGATTGCACTGGCTTTCGGCGTGCCGCCGCTGCTGCTCGGCCTGCCCGGCGATGCGACCTATGCCAATTACAAGGAAGCCAATATCGCGCTGTGGCGGCTGACGCTGCTGCCGCTGACGGCGCGGATCCTGGGGGCGCTGTCGGCGCATCTGCAGGACTGGTGGCCGGGGCTGGTGCTCAGTGTCGATCGCGATGCGGTGCCGGCGCTGTCGGAAGACCGAGAGCGGCTGTGGTCGCAAGTGTCGGCAGCCGATTTTCTCACCGATATGGAAAAACGCGCCTTGCTCGGGCTGGAGGCTCGGCCATGACGACGATGCTGGAACGGTTGGTCGCCCAAGCCGAAGCCGAAGGCGCGACGCGGGTGACGCTGCGCGCGCTGGTCGAGGAAGCCTGCGAGATCGGCGCGGCGCGCGCGCTGCGCACGCTGGGCCTGATGGATGACAAGGCAGGGCCGGATATCATCGAGTTGCGCCAGCTGATCCAGGGCTGGCGCGACGCCAAGAAATCCGCCCTTATGGCGATGATCGCCTGGAGCGTACGCAGCGCGGTGGCGCTGCTGCTCATCGGGCTGGCCTATCGGCTCGACCTGATCACCCGCCTCAAACATTAGGAACGCCGGCATGACCGATCTGCGTATCGCTGGCTATGCCAGTGTTTTCGGCGTGCCCGACAGCGGTGGCGACATTGTGTTGCCGGGCGCCTTCGCCGATGCCGGCGCCGGCGTACCGCTGTTGTGGCAGCATGACAGCAAAGAACCCGTGGGGTTCGTTGAATCGTTGCGAGAAGATGGTCGCGGCCTGCGTGTCGTGGCACGCATCGTTGCGGCCGGGCGTGGTGAACAGGCGGCCCGGCTGGTCGCCGCCGGTGCCATCGACGGACTGTCCTTTGGCTATCGCGTCAAGGAATCACGGCCCGACCGGGCGCGCGGGCTGCGCCAGCTCGCCCGGCTTGACCTGCTTGAAGTGTCGCTGGTGACCTTCCCGATGCAGCCGCTGGCACGGGTGCTCGGTTTTTCGACTTTGCCAGAAGGAGACGTTGCATGACCTATGAAACCAAGGCGGACGCGATTGAAACCGTGTTCGACACCGCAGCAGCAAGCGACAATGGCGCCGAAATCACGGCGCTGCGTGCCGAAATGGTGCGGCTGTCGTCGCTGGTGACGGCACGCGCCGTGGCGCGCCCGGCGCTGGCCGGCACCAAGGCGGACGCCGCCAAGCCGGATATTGCCGAAACCTGGCTGCGCCATGGCACGTTGCCGGGTGACGGCACCAAGGCGGCGAGCATCGGCGTCGGCCCCAAGGGCGGGGTGGCGGTGCCGGTCGAGATCGACACGGTGATCGACCGGGTGCTGCGCAGCGCCTCGCCAATCCGCAGCATTGCCCAGGTCGTCGATGTCGGCTCGGCAAACTATCGCAAGCTGATCACCACCAGCGGCGTCGTGTCGGGCTGGGTCAGCGAAACCGGGGCGCGGGTTGAAACCGATACCCCCGATTTTGCCGAGATCGCGCCGCCGATGGGCGAACTCTATGCCAATCCGGCGGCGAGCCAGGCCATGCTCGATGATGCCTTCTTCGATGTCGAAGCCTGGCTGGGCGGCGAGATCGGCCGTGAATTCGCCCGCGCCGAAGGGGTGGCCTTTGTGTCCGGCGACGGCGTCAACAAGCCGCGCGGTTTCCTGTCGGCACCGACCAGCACCGCCGATGATACGACGCGCGCTTTCGGCACGGTGCAGACCATCGCCGCCGGTGCGGCCGGCGGCTTTGCCGCGAGCAACCCGCAGGACCGGCTCATCGATCTCGTCCATGCGCTGGCGACCCCCTATCGCCAGGGCGCGGTGTTCGTGATGAATTCGGCAACGCTCGCCCGGGTCCGCAAGTTCAAGGATACCACCGGTGCCTTTCTGTGGCAGCCGGCACTGACGGCGGACCAGCCGGCGACATTGCTCGGCTATCCGGTCGTCGAAGCCGCCGCCATGCCCGATGTCGCGCTCGACAGCCTGTCGATCGCCTTTGGCAATTTCCAGGCGGGCTATCTCATCGCCCAGCGCCGCGAGACGGTGGTGCTGCGCGATCCCTTCTCGAACAAGCCCTTCGTGCATTTCTACGCCACCAAGCGCGTTGGCGGCGCTGTCATCGACAGCCGGGCCATCAAGCTGATGAAATTCAACGCCTGATGCCGCCTCCAGGCCGGCGCCGCACGGGCGCCGGCCTGGCTTTTTCCCCAATCGAGATGAGGTCGCCATGCACAATTCCGCATCATGGGCGCCAGCGCGCGCCTGCGCCGCAGGGCAGGGCTGATGGCGACAGGTGATATCATCGCCTTCCAGATATCGGGCGCCGGCGCTTTGCCCAATGGGGGCAACATTGATGGCAATGGCGTCATCGCGCGCATCCGGCTTGAAGGGCTGGCGGGCAATATCGGTGGCAGTTATGACCTGTCGAAGCTGACGGGTAGCGGGGCAAGCCCGGGCTGGAACCGCGCCAGGACCTACAGCACAACCAATATTACCCGCGAAGTGGCGCTGACTGACAAGATCATCCGCCGTCCGTACCCGAGCGAGGCGCTGCGCATCGAGCAGGCGGTCGGCAGCGATCTCGACATCTATGCCTATCTGACCGAGGAATGGTTTGTCGCCGACACGCTGTCGAGCGTCAGCATCGCGGCGGGTTTCTACACCGGCAGCATCAGTTCCACCCTGACCGGCGCGGGCCTGACCAACAGCAGCAGCCGCGCTTACCGGATGCCGCAAATCAGTTGGGTCGGCCTTGAGCCGTGGCGGCGCATGACCGGCAGCGGCTTGACCGTTGAAGCAATCATCGACCATCACAATGCCCGCGACGGCCAGCCCGTCGCTGCGGTTGATTTCTATGTCAGCCGGTCCGGCACCACATCCACCGCTTCGACCAGCACGATGGTGCTGTCGGACGAAATCACCACGCCCTATCGACCCGGCGTGTTTCGCGCCACCGTGCCGGTCGGCGCGCTGACGCAAGGCGAGGGCGATCTGGGCGCGACGATCTATCCGTGGGTCGGCACCGCGACATGGGACACCAACAGTGCCGACTTTGAGACTTTCCCCTGCGTCGGCACGCCCAAACTTTATCCGGTCAACATCGACACCGATGGCAGCTATGCGCTTGCGGGGGCTTACATCTCCCACACGGCCGTGTTGATCGGAACCCCGACTATCGGCCTGCTGTCGGCTCTTGGCCCTTACGTCCCCGGCACGACACCGGCCTATGCCTCCGTTCAAACGCTCGCCAATGCGGCGCGGGCCTATAACAAGAACACCGCCAAGCGCGCCCGTGTTCACGATGACATGGCCGGGGTCTGGGCGGTTATCCCGTCTGGTTATAAATCACCGTTGCAGGCCGGTATCCACAGCCCGACAAACTATCCGCCGGGTCTGGGGTATTTCGGCATCACGCGCGAGGTTGGCTCGGCTATTTCGGATACCGGCCTGACGACCAATGCTCAAGCCCCCACGACATCAAGAACCCTGCCGTCCCGCACAATGCTTGATGGCATCGGTATTTTCCCCGGCGCGGCGGGTCTGACGCATACGGTGGTCGACGGCACCTCACTAGGCGCTTCGACCACGCAACAGACAAAAGCCGCTGCAATTTATCTGGTTGTCCGCGATTGCGCCGGCACCGGCAACGGAGACAACGCCAACGCAGTATTTTCGCGCTCTGGGTATCGCTGGCTGCACCGCAACAGCTTCACCAGTTTTGGCGACGATGTAATCATCAACAACGCCAGCCTGTTCGCCGGGCTGGTGCAGTTACACGGCTGCACGATCGACAATTCGGCGAACAGCAAAAGGGCCGATTGCAATGGCGCTTCGGTCATCGGCTGCCACCTGCCGCGCTGCACGCTGGTATCGCTGCCGGTTGGCGCCTCTCCCGAGATCAAGGGCCGCATGGTTCACAACGTCCGTATCGACAGCGATGATAGCGGCACGGCTGGCGTCACGGTCACGGCGGGCCATACGCGCGCCATCGGGGTGCGCGGCGAAAGCTGGGTCAACGTGCTGTTGCGCAAGGTACGCACCGGGGCGACGGCGGGTGTCCTGGGGGTTGGCGAAAGTCCGACATTCCAGCTTAGTTCGGATTATGCGACGGGGCCGGTCGATCAGCCCGCCGTC